GTATCATCATAGTAAATTCGTTTAAATAAAGTTAGTGGATTTCTAACCATTTCCATTTCTTTTGTTTCGGTATCATATATGTGGAAATACTTAGGATCATCTACATCATTCCAAGTAAATTCCATTTGCGAACCAAGATATCTAATATTATCATTCATTGATGCTACATGATAATGCCCAGAATAAACAGCATCATAATGTTTAAATAATTTCCCATCCATACCATGAGGAGATGCAAAACCTTTTAATACATCAAAGCCTTTTAACTCTAAGTGGGCCATGATAATACCATCATTCTTTTTAATATAGTCTACGAATGGTACATAATTCTCTTGGTTAATCCAAGGTATTAGATGCACGCCATGAAGCTCAGTAGGCTTCTGAATAATACTTACATTGGATGTATAATAACCGAGTAACTCCTTAAGCGAAGTTAAATCATTTGTATTCTTATAAAAGCAATCATGATTACCTGGTATAATATCCATGTGGATATCTGCCTTCTTTAGTGGCTCTAAGAATATTTTTCTATTATGATGTAAAGCCTTAAAGTTAATATTCTTTCTATGATCATAATAATCACCTAAGTGAAATATGTTAGTAATTCCATGCTCTTTCAAATAAGGGAAGAATATATCTCTATAAAATTCCTCTTGATAATTCATAAATATTTCTGATGAGTTTCTTATTCCACAGTGTGTGTCATTGAGGATTGCAATTTTCATATTTTAGTTTCCATCCAAATTTGTTTAATAATGTAGTATCTGCTTCAGTACGGATTCTCTCTTTAGGAGTTGGACTCCATCTAAGACTTCCTTCCCATCCAAATGATGTAGCAACATCGAATACTCTAGTTGCATTACCTGTCCCAATATCAACTATCTTATCATCTATTATATCATAGTTCTCTATTAAAATCAGCATGGCAGAACAAAAATCTTCAATATGAGTGAAGTCTCTATAATGTTCTCCATTGATATATTTGATTAGAGTTGTATCTCTACTTAATTGATTATATAACATATCAGGTCTACCAGGATAAACTGTATGTGGTCTTACCCCAATAGAATTTTTAGGGGCAAGTTCTTCCATTATCTTTTTAGTAACTGCATAAGGATTTGTCCACCATTCTTTAGCATTAGATGATGATGTATATATGATAGGTTTATTAACCATTTCACATACCTTAAAAATTTGTTTAGAACCATTCACATTTACATCATAATATTCTTCTTGTTTATCGAATGAACTTCTTACGCCAGTTAAAGCAGCAAGATGGATAACCATATCTACCTTATCCATATCCCAAGCATTAAAATTTCTTATATCATTTTCATATGGAGATACATTATAACCTTTATCTTCTAAATATGGTTTTAAATGTGATCCAATATAACCATTGGACCCTGTCATTAAAATATTCAATGATCTCTCCTTTGATTAAAGACACAAATAAAGAATAAGTCTTCATCATGTGAAGTATTATATACCTTATGAAAAGCACCATCTGGTATAGTAAATGTTTTACCTGCCTCAACAGAAAATTCATTATCACCAATTTGCATCTTACCTGTGCCTGACATAAATGTATATACTTCCTCAATGCCATCATGAGAATGACCAGTTGTTTCTTTACCTGGCCTAAGAGTTGTTGTTGAAACTGTTAACTTAGTAAGTTCTGTATTATCAACAATGATATATGTATCATTATCTTTTACTACATTACCTTCGAGTTGTTTTGTTTCTTGATTCTTAATCACGGCCTGCTTTAATCCTGATGAACTAAATCTATGGTCACGTCTATTAAAGAATATTTCCATCGGTAAATCATCACCGGTAAATGGCTTATCTTTATAATCATCACCAATGAATCTTACATCAATACGATATAATTGTAGTAAGTCAACCAATTCTTCTTCAGTGTTGTATGGAATAATTTCATCAACTCCTGATATGGCACTTAACTGGACATATCTTTCAACCACAGATTGTACTGGATATTTACCATTCTTACATGGATTAACATTTAATCCTACAATAAGTTTATCACAATTATCTTTACACTCCTTTAGCATTGTTACATGGCCGGCATGTAATAAATCAAAGCTTGAACATGTAAAGCCTATTTTTTCATTTATAATCATGTAAAGTTTTCCAGTCCTTTCTTTTCCTTTTCCTTTTCCTTTTTACTAAAGTCTTTAATGGCATCATCTTTTTGTTTCATAGTAGATATTCTTTCCCTTAAGGTATCAATATAAGCACCATCTACTGGTGAGTTCTTATCGATACCAACCATAAATTCTTCCACGTCTGCCTGTTCCATAAATTTAAATTTAATGTCGGCCTGTTTCTTTTCTTTAATAATTCGTCTGATAAATGCAAAGTATGCAATTTGAGTAAAGTATGAGAATGCATTTGGCTTACCTGTCCTGGTAGCAGCATCAATGTTATAGTTATGAATAGCTTTAAGACAGTTTTCTACTCCATCCATTACCATCTCATCTCTATATGTATATCTTACAAAGTTAGGTTTATGAGATAGGCCTTCACATATTTTCATAAAGCATGTTGCAATATAATTTGTTACTTTAGGTCTTTTTTCTCCTTCACCTATATCTTTACATGATTTAACATAATCTACTACCGAATATGAGAAGTCTCTATTGTTAACGTAGTGTGGTTTGTCTCTTGGTTTGATTTTTTCTGGCATGATATTAACCCTTTTTTGTGATACATGTATATATTATAACATATTTTAGGCCAAAAGTAAACCCTTTTTGTAAATCTTTTTTGTATTTATTTTCGTTTAGGGGGTTTACAAGACGATCAAAGTATGATATAATATACTATATGTCCGGAGGAAGGTGGAATGGTTAATTAATGGTAAGTGTTACTTGTTTCTATTTGACTATGATCAAAATCAAAATCAAAGTCATTTATGTTATCAAGTACTATTTGCATGTATTGTGCTTTCATATTATTGTCAACTATTGAATCCATAACAATATTGGTATTATCTAATACATGTACTTCCTCTACTGTGAAAGGCATCCAAGGAGATAATACAAACTCAGAGTCTGAATTAATTTTAACCGACATTGGCTCTTCTAAACCAATACAGAATTCATTATCTAAATTGTGGGTGTATGATATAATTGACTCACCATTCATTAACTTGAAAAGTTTAATAGGTAATTCATCCAATGTTTTAGGTATTTTTGATTCATCCATAATTCTATTTATACTAATGGAACTTCATGTATCTTAAATCTAAACTTCTGTTTAGCATATATTTTTATCCGTTCGGCACTATGGCCTAAAGTATAATTCTTTTTAGACTTCCAATGTAAGTCATCTGCAATATCATATACTTTGGCAGGTCTACCATCCTTTGATTTCCTTAGAACTCTACCTACGGATTGTAATATTCTTATTTGTGACTTACTAGGAGATGCAAATATAATATTATGTAAATTCTTAATATTAATACCAGTAGAGAATGTACCAAGACTAGCTACAATAATAGCATCATTTTGTGTTTCAGTAATTGCTCTTATATCTTCTCTAGTATCTGCATCAGTCATACCAGCAACAAAGAATACCTTTCTATTTTTATGAGCACCTTTTTCAATTATTTTATGTAATGGTATACCATGCTTTTCTACGAATTGGAATAGCACTAATGTATTACCCTTTTGATCTAATGCTAAATTCTTAATGAATATATTACGAGGATCATAAGTAACAATATGATCTAATTCATCTTGGTACTTCATTTTAGAAACTATTTTGGCTAATTCAACTGGATGTTTAAGTAACACTACATCAATATCTAACTCAGACAAATAGTTATCATCCATAAGCGCCTTAGTTGTAGTTACACTATAGACAGGCCCAAACAATCCCTCCAGTACAAGCTTATGCGTTTGTGTTCCATCGAGTGTACCGGTAAGCCCAAATCTATATGAAGCATTAGAACATTTAGATAAAATAGAAGTAAGAGATTTTGCTTTAAAGTTATGAGCTTCATCACCTACTACCATACCAAATTGTTGAAAATATTCTTTAGGCATCTTATATATTGATTGCCATGTCGATATATAAATTTGTACATCGGCATTCTTATCCTTCCCTGCCATAATTTGATGGCACTCAGTAGGATTAAAAGTTTCATCTTCCTGAGCATAATCAGCAAAGTCACCATACATTTGTTTTACAAGAGATGTTGTAGGTACAATAAGTAATATCTTTTGAGTCTTATTATACTCCATAAAGTATCTAATAAGCAAATAAATAATGAGAGATTTACCAGAAGCAGTAGGTGATAATAATAAACCCTTACGATTAGTTAAAGCATGTTTAACAGCATCTTTTTGATAATCTCTTGGTTTAATTATTTTATCTTTACCAAGAGGTAACCAATCAATCCAATCTATATTGTTATCGTATGGCTCATGGTAAGGTAATTCTATTGTATACTTTCTTTCCTCACAAAATTGTTCTATATATTTTTGAAGGCCTGAATATATCTTATTGGTTCTTAAATCGAATAATCTAAGTTTTCCATCCCACATCTTATTTTTAAATGCAGGCATGAACTTATACCCAGGCACAAAGAAAGTAAAAAATTCAGATATCTCCATAAGGATTCCCCTATCGTCTGATTCAACTCTAAGATATGCTTCATCTATTTTTTCTAATTTAACATCAGACACCTGCTTCAAAGCTTCTCCATTTTATAATATTAGCAATTGATTGATGTCTCCATCTAATAGTATCTAATATTTCTTTGAGTGTATCTACAAGGACAGTATGATATTCTAATTCAGCTTGGTACTTTTGAATGTCTAAATCAGAATCATAATAGTAATTCATCTCACCTTTAAGTGGTTTATGTAACCCATTAAATGGATCATACTCCCACCCGAATACATCTATTTGAGCTTGTGATAATTTTCCATTATAGTATAGCCACTTATCTTTAAGTAGTATATTATAATTCATTTTCTTTTGTTTCTTTTTGATTTTTGCAACAGTAATAAGACTCAAGTATTTTGAGTGTAAACTGGCATTTTTTATTGTTGTGTCATCTAATTTGAATTCATCTATCACTGAATCCTTTTTCCACATTTCAAGTATTTCTTCTAAGTCCATATCGCAATTGCCTCATAATATAAACTTATTTATATTGAATTAGTTATTCAGATTCTTCACACGTACATGGAGGAGGTGGTGCTGGCATTACCTGTTGCATCATTTGCTGTGGCATTTGAAACATTTGGTTAAAAAATGCACTAGCAGCTAATGAAAGTACTACTGCAGTTACAAATACTACAACACACCTTGTAATCATTATACGATCTCGAAATAAGAATAATTAAATGATACAACGGCAGTTAGATATTCTACATCTGTTGTCGTAATATCAAAAGGGAGAGATGATAATATTGTTGGGTATGCATCAATAAATCTAATTTGTTTAGTAACATTATTAGCACTTGACATAATATTAAGTGTAACATCTCTAACATTAGCTGGAGATTGATTATCATCTACCTGATTGTATAACCAATTATATATTTCTTGATAATTAATTAGGTCTTCATCTACTAGGAATGAACATTCGAATGGACCATATTCAATTTTATCTGCAGCTAAAGCAATGTTTCTAGAAGGGGTTGCTAATGGAGCTCCGTTAACAGCTATATCAGGTAACACCATTGTTTGTACTGTAAATTCAGCCGTTGGGTAAACGACAGTATCTAATTGTAATACAAAGGAGGTGGGATTTAAAAAATTTGTACTTGGCATGATAGTATTTATAATAAATTAGACTTATTATATATCTTTTCTTGTTTCCTGGTTAATATCACATTGTGCCATACGATACATTTTAGCATCAATTTCTTTATCGGAAAGACTATCCATACAGACACAACCTTGTCGTATAAGGGTGTCCATCCAATGAGCATATTCTATTTGCTCTTCAATAGTAAGCATTTCCTTAAAATATACTTCATTCCATTTGTCTTCTGTAAAGAATTCTTCATCGTCAAAAGTCATTATCAACCACTATACCTTGTTCCTTTGCTTTAATATAGTCTTTAACTATACCAGAACGAACAATATCATCTGTAGTAAATTTGTTTAAAATAAAATAATTAGGCATTCGCTTTAATATTTGGAGGAATTTCTTAATGTCTTTATCACCATTACGTGTGAAGTCTGATTGGCAAGTATCACCACAGAATATAATCTTTGAACCTTTACCTAATCTTGTTATAATAGAGTCTGCTTCATGTGCTGTCATGTTTTGAAATTCATCGACAAGCACAATAGTTTCATCGAGGGTTATACCACGTACATATGAGGTTAACATGAAGTCAACTATACCATTTTTCTTCATTAACCCATAAGCATCACCACGATTAAATAACTCATTACAAATACCAATGTAAGGTATCTCATAAATGGCTTGTTTTTCTTCTAATGTTCCAGGGAGATGTCCAATATCACGTGTCGCCACGGCCGAACGTATAATAACAATTCTTCTATAGTTTAATTTTGAATTTAGTATTTCACTAAATGATTTATATAATGACATAAATGTTTTACCAGTACCAGCTGAACCAGATAGTACTTGGCTTTTACCGGTGTCATAATTATCAAAGAAGTCTGATTGTGAATCAGTTAATGGATCAAACTGTTGTAGTTCAAGGTGTTGCTTATTCATTAATGCTTTTGCACTTTTTACATTCTTCTTACTTGACATAAAGATCCTTTAGTAATAACAATATACAAGTATTTATAGGTTTAATCTGCTTTATAGTAAGGAATAAAAAACCCCAACAAAAGCCGGGGTTTTTTATGTATATCTAAAGTTGAACTTTAGTATTACATAGAACTCACACTGTATCTTCCTTAAATTCAGAATTTACAACTTTTCCCTCAACGGTTCTTTTATGTGCATAGTATAGAGGCAGCCCAGTTAAAACTAATCCACCAACTACATTTCCAAGGATTACAGGAATTTCGTTCCACA